ACCCAGGAGGGCGGCGTCGCCGTCGGCCACTGGGACATCATGAGCGAGGACTGGGGCGCCAACAACGACCTGCTCGGCTGGCACAAGTGGAAGCTGGGCTGGCTGGACGCGACCCAGGTCGCCTGCGCCGCCCGTCCCGGCACCACCGAGCACACCCTCACCCCGCTCGCCCGCCCCGGCGGCCCGAAACTCGTCTTCGTCCCCCTCGACCGCCGCACCGGCTACGCCGTCGAGCTGCGCACCCGCGAGGGCAACGACGAGGCGGTGTGCCGCCCCGGCATCCTCATCTACAAGGTCGACGCGACGGTGGACACCGGCCAGGGCCCGGTCACCGTCTACGACTCCCGCCGCGACAGCGGCGGCTGCACCCGCAGCCCCAACGTCCACGCCGAGCTCTCCGACGCGCCCTTCTCCCCCGGCGAGACCTTCAAGGACCCGCGGCACGGCATCCGCATATCGGTGGAGTCGGCGGACGAGGACGACGACGGGCACACGATCAGAGTCACGAGAAGCTGACGTCCCGCCCTCCCCCGCTCCGCCCACCCCCTGATCCGCCACCCGCTACACTGGCCGCGGTGACGCAGGCCCCACGGCCCGCCCACACCACTGCCTTCGTAGCTCAGGGGATAGAGCACCGCTCTCCTAAAGCGGGTGTCGCAGGTTCGAATCCTGCCGGGGGCACATCGCTGAACAGGACGAAGGCCCCGGAACTCCCAGGTCAGGGAGGGTCCGGGGCCTTGTTTGTGTGCTGGGCGCCCGAGCTGGCTACAGGATGACTACACCCTCGCTACGCCCTCACTACGGGACTCCGTCCCCTAAAAATCTCCTAAACGATCAACGCGTTTCCGCAGATGGGGCCAGACGTCAGCAACCCCCGCACTCCTATCAGGAGGCGGGGGTTGCCTGTGCCGGGGGCGCCACCAGGAGGGGCCACCGTCCTGTGACACCCGGCACGTCGTGGGGCGCAGATGTTCGGACGCCGGACAACTCATGTCTAGCAGCGGCCATCTCCGCAGGTAATCACCCATTCGTGTGAACGTACGTTCGATTCACGACCATACCTGTACGCCTGTGGCATATGCCAACCACAGAGTTACCAACCGGTGTGACTTCCGTGACGGCTCGACGGTTGCCCTGCCCATATGCCCGGAGATGACTGGGGCGCTCCACCGTAGACCGGAAAATGCCTGGTGTCACCAGGCTGACATAGGTTCACGCAGGTCACAGCGTTGGTCGAATGTCAGCAGACCTGCCCGATGACCAGCTCGACCGTGAAGTGCAGCGGATCGGCCAGCGCATCCGGGAGGTCCGCGAGCACAGGAAGCTCACCCAGGAGAAGGTGTTCCTCGCGGTGCCGATGAACCGGGCTCACTACCAGGACATCGAGGCGGGCCGGGCGAATCCAACCCTGCGGACCCTGCTGCGCATCGCTCACGTCCTCGACGTTCCGCTCGCCGAGCTGGTGGGGTGAGCGGCCCGTCCCCCACGGGGGCCCGGGGGCGGGCCGCTCGTCGCAGCTGGCGCGGCCGGCGCGCACGCCAGATGCGAGTCTCATCGCGCGAGGTTGTAGAGAGCGCGGCTGTCCGAGCAGTACTCCCGGTGCGAGCAGCGGGCGCACGTCTTGATGTGCAGGCGGTACACCCGGGCGGCCTGGCGGGCGGCGCAGGGCTGGCAGGCGCGCGGCGTCCAGCGGTGCAGGTCGCCGCCGTGGGTGCTGAGCCGCGGGCCCAGGTGGAGGGTGGGCGGCTCGTCGCACCAGACGCACGTGAGGCCGTTGGCCTGCTCGGCCGTGATGCGGTCCGGTCGCGGTACGGGCAGCATGACGAGCGCGTCCGCGATGTCGGGGCGTGTCACGGCTGGTCGGAGTACGGGGTGAGGTTGTACTTCACGCGGCACGGGGGGCAGGCGTACTGCGCGCCGCCCACTCCGGAGCCCTGCTCGACTACGTCGATGAGCCGCACGTCGTCGGCGAACCGTTGGTGCCACGAGCAGAAGCCGTAGCCGCGTGGGGTGTCGGTTGGGCTGGCGTGGTGCGTAGGCTCTGGCATGTCGTCGCTCCCTTGTAGCGATGGCCACGCCCCCGGACCGGTCGCACGGTCGCGGGGGTCCTGCAATTGCACGCTACCCCTGCTTGTCAGGTGTTGTCAGGTGACGTCACACGACGAGAAGCATCGTCGTAGCACACCTACGGTCGAAATATGACCCTCGACCTGGACGGGCCCGATCCGCTGTACGAGCAGATCGCACAGATCCTCGCGGCCCGGATCGCCGACGGCACCTACCCGCCGCGCCGCCGCATCCCGTCCGAGGCGGGCATCGTCGACGAGTTCGGGGTGTCCCGGCCCACCGCGCGAGCGGCCGTGCAGCTCCTCGCCGAGCGCGGCCTGGTCCACACCGTGCGAGGCAAGGGCACCTACGTAGTGGACACCCCACCCCAGACATGACGAAAGCGCCCCCACCGCCCGAAGGCGGTGGGGGCGGGGGCATGTGGATGGGGTGAGTCGTCCCGGGCCGGCCTCCCAGCACAGGGGGGCGGTTGAGTCACACTCCAGTTCGGTTGTACTCGTCGATCCGCTGGGGCGGGGGCGGGGGCTCTACGCCGTTCTGCCGCATCTGGCCGGTCAGCTCGGAGACGTACGAGGAGAACGCGCGGACGAGCGAGGTGAGGCTGTCGATGCGGCGCTCCTGCCGCTCGATCCGCCGCTCCAGCCCTTCCCGGATCTCCCGGAACGCGGCCAGATCCGCCGCCCGCTGCTGCGGCTCGGCTGCGGCCTCGGCCGCCGCGCGCTGGGCCTCGGCCGTCGTGCGCGCCGCTGCCTTCGTGGCCCGGGCCGCGAACAGGCCCGCGCCCAGCAAGGCGATGGCGCCGACGATGGAGCCGATGATCCCTGCTGCTACCCCCCACGCTCCGTTCATCTGCGTCCTCTTCGTGGTGCGGTGTGGGGGACGGAGTGCTCGGGCACCGTCGCTATCCACATGATCAGGATGACGTGGCCGATCGCGTACCAGGCGGCGACCGCCAGCCCGCGCGGGTACTCGCCGGTCGCCGCGCCCCACAGGAACGCGAACCCCCACACGAACGGCGGCACCAGCGCGGCGAAGAAGCCGAGCCAGTCCCGGCCCACCCGCAGCCACGCGCACGCGAAGGTGATCGCCCCGCAGACGATCCACACCCAGGACCAGCAGCGGATGTCAGCGACCCGGGTGAGCAGGCCGAGTCCAGCCGGGCGCGGCTCGGGCTGAAGTGCGTAGCCGAGCCCGAAGCAGATCTTGGCCAAGCCCAGGATGACCAGCGCTGTACCGCGGCGGCCCAGACGAGCACTGAGCCGCCGGACCGCCGCGCGCATCAGAGGTTCGCGCCCGGGCCACGCGGGGTGTGCTTGGCGGCCCAGCCTGACACGAAGGTGATGCAGGCCGGGACCAGGGCGAGGACGAACGGCGCCAGGGCGGGCGGCATCCAGCCGACCAGCTCGGCATGATCCTGGACGGCCTCCAGTCCGGCGAGCAGTGCGGTGCTCCCCACATAGGTGCCGGCGGTCGCCGCGGTGACCTTCTTCTCGACGGGTGCAGCCATGGCTTACTCCTTCTTCTCCAGCGCGGTAACGCGCTTCTCCAGGGCGGTGAGCCGCTGCTCGACGGTGAGCGGCTTCGGGGCCGGGGTGGTGGGCGGCTTCGGCGCGGTGGGCGACCAGGACGCGGGGTGCTTCAGCCGCTCGGCGACACGCTCGCGGAACTTGTCCATGTCCACGCCCGCCGGGTCCGGCTTGCGGGGCTGCCACTCCTTGTGGCCTATGACCGACGCGGCCTTCCACTTGTGGGCGCGGCAAAGGGCAGCCGACACCCGGACCATGGCCTCGACCTGGGCGGCGGGCCAGTCCTGTCCGCCACCGGTGTTGATCGCTTCGAAGCCGTAGAAGTGCCGATTGCCATCGGTGTTCGCCTCGTCGTCGACCGGCAGCGTGGTCTCCGCCACCACCGCGTCGTACACGTCGTCATCGCCCAGCCCGGCGTGGTTGGCGCGGCCGTAGCCGACGAGGTGCACGGTGCCCGCCCGGTCGATGACGCCGTGGCACAGCGGCCCGGTCAGCGTGCTGTGGCCCTTGCGGCACAGCTCGACCATGCCCTTCTCCGTGGAGTAGGGGCCGGTGTGGTGCTGCATGATCCCGTTGACCGGCCCCCACGGGCCCTTGTGGTTGCGGTTGTGGGTGCGCCAGTCGCCGACCTCGACGACCCGCACCCCCTCGGCGCGCAGCGCGGCAACGAACTGGGCGGCGGTCAGTGGTGTAGCCATGCGGGCTCCAGACATGAAGAAGGCCCCGGCTGGCGGGCGCGGGGCGGAACGGGGTGGGGTGGGTCAGGACGCTGCTTCGTACATGAACGTCAGCCGGACCTGGTCGCCGGCGGCCAGGGTCTGGGGCGTGGTGGCGTTGAAGAAGGCGGCGCGGGTGTCGGTGCTCGTCGGCGGGAAGAAGGCGCTGCAGTTGGCGGCGCCGCTGCTGATGACGGTCTGGCCGAGCCAGCGGGTGCTGCTGGTGAGCAGCTGCGCGTTGCCGACGACCGCGGCGCCGCCGCTGGCCGCCGTGAACGGCAGGCTCCAGTTGTAGGAGCCGGACCCGTAGGTGGTCGTCGAGCCGGTGGTCAGGTGGATGACCACGAACACGGTGCGGCCGATCTTCATGTAGCGGCCGACCAGCGTTCCGTTGCCGAGGCTGGGCGCGGTGCTCGATGTCCAGGTCGGCGTGTACGTCGTCCAGGCGGCGAACATGCTGTTGAACTGGTCGCGGATCTCCTGGTTCATGGTCGCCGCGCCGACGACCTCACCGACGACCCAGGTGCGGGGGGCGAACGTCACGGTGCTACACCTCGCTCAGCGGGCCCGGCTCGGGCACCGGTTCGGCCGGCGGCCGGTCGGGGTTGGCCGGGTCGTCCTCGTGCCACCAGTTCCGCAGGTACGGCTTGAGGTGCATCAGGCCGGCCTCCACAGCGTCGACGTCGTCGGGGAAGATCAGCAAGTTCCAGCCCCAGAGGCATTCGACGCACGCGTACCGCGGGTCCGCCGGGGAGACGACCTGCGCGGACCCGCACGAGGAGCAGTCGGCCACCCATCGGTTCTGGTTGATGCGGGCGTAGTACGTCTCGCCGGTCTGGCCCTCGGGCGGGATGACGCGGCGGCCGGTGCGGGTCTCGTACCAGCGCCAGACCAGCTCGGCCGGCGGAACGTCGGCCCAGGCGTCGGCGGGCATAGTGGGCGGCGGCAGGTAGAACGTCTCGGCCCGCAGGATTTCGATGGGCACGGTGGCCCCTTTCAGTAGGCGAGGCGGGTGGTCGAGCCGAGGACGCTGTAGACGGGGTCGTCCAGGACCCAGACGGCGTCGGTGTCGGCCCGCGAGGTGTGGAAGTCGAGGTGGTGCTGGTTCAGCCCGATGCGCTCGGTGTAGCCCTCGATGGTGAGCGTTGCCGTCGAGGTGGGGGCCTGGGCGGGCAGGTCGGTGATGGTGATCGCCGTGGACACATCGGCGTTGAGCAGCGCCCGGTAGGTGAAGAGGGGCAGGGAGTAGGCCTCGACCGGCACCTGCCGCATCTCCGGCGGCGGGTCCGCGTACCGGCTGACGAGCCAGTTGATGGCGTCCGCAGCCGAGTTGTCGTTGTCCTTGAACAGCGTCAGGTCGCGGGCCTTCACCCCGTAGGCGTCGATCGAGGCCTGGTTGTAGGCGCGCTGGGTGGCGCCGCCGACGCGGTTCCCCGTCACGTCGTTGACCATCTTCTGGTCGTCGTCCGCGTACCGGACGCCGTCCGTCTCCAGGTCGGCGTAGGCCAGGGTGATCGCGGCGGTGGGGTTGTACCGCAGGTCCCGGGACTGAAACAGCAGCGCGGCAGCGGAGCGGGAAGCGAGGAGCTTGCCGGACTCCGTGGTTTCGATCTCTCGCATGTGCTCCAGCGCGGAGCGGCCCAGCTCAGCCTGGGACGCCATCCCGTCGAACACCGCGCCCTGCGTGGTGACGCTCAGGCCGGCGTAGGAGGCGAGCCGGAACAGCCGCTGGTTCGCGCCCTCGCCCACGTGTGCGGTCGTGCCGGTGATCCGGTGCGGCGTGAGGTCGGCGGTGGTCACCGACCGGACGTAGAGGGCGACGTGCGCGATGGTGCCGGACCACAGTCGCTGGCCGGCGTACCCGCCGACGGTCAGCATCCGCAGATCCGCGCCTGTGAACGAGGATGCGGTGTATGTGGTGCCGTCCACGGTCAGCTCGTGAGTGGCCTCGTTGTAGAGCACGTAGTGCAGCCGGCCATCGGCGAGGTTCGGGGTGGCGAAGACGGTGGTGGTCACGCCGTTGCCGAGCTGGTCCTTCTCAACGGCGAGCTTCCCGGTGCCAGCCTCAAGCAGGATGATCAGCTTCACGGATGCGTCCGTCGAGGCGAGCGAGAGCAGCACTCGCCCGGACGTGCTCGTCGAGAACCACGCCTCGGCCCGGACTCGGAAGCGGGCGTTGGCGTCCTCGAAGGCGGGCCCGAGGTTGCCGGTGAGGTACTTGCCGACGTTCGACGAGGAGGGCGTGAACACGGGCGCCGGGAGGCCGTTCGGCCCGGACCCGGCGGCGAACTCCAGAGTGCCGCCGGTGCCTGCCGAGGTGACGGCGAGCGCGCCGACGCCCGCGGTACCGGACAGGTCGCCGGAGCTGGTGCTGCCGGACGCTTCGGTCAGCGGGAAGTAGACGGTGGGCCGGTCGAGCAGGACCTCATGAACGAGCATCGGCTTGAGCTGCTTGGCGAGTGCCGCCGAGGTCAGGACGTCCGTGCAGGTGATGGTGACCTCGGACGACAGGCCGCGCCAGTCGACGGGCCACTGAGCCACCGTGCCGAAGTAGCGGGGGTGGATCTGTGCGCCGTCGAGCGGGGTGTACGCCGACGGCGTGGCCCCCTCCTCCACTTGGGCCGCGTCCACCCACACCTGCTGGCCTGCGGTGGGGGTCGTGACCGGCTGGATGCGCAGATCGTGCGATGCCGCGGTCGCGGTCCACGTCACCGTGATGCGCTGCCAGCCGTTCGTCACCGTGCTCGCCGCGCCGCTCACGATGCCCGCGATGCGCAGCTGCACCGCTGGGTGCCCGGCCGGGACCCACACGTAGGCGCTCGCGGTGTACGTCGTGCCGGAGACCAGGTTGCCGACGGTCGTGGCCACGAAGGTTCCGGCCGCCGCAGGCCAGGTCACCAGGAGGCTGGCGACACCGTCCTGGGCGCGGACCGTGGACCGGCTCAGGGTGGGCGACCCGGAGCTGACCCAGCCGGAGGTATCGGTCTCGAAGCTCGGGTTGGTCAGCAGGTTGAGCGGCAGCGGGCTGCTGCCCTCCCACACCTGCATGGCGTCGATCCATACCTGGTGACCGGCCGTCGGGGTGGTGAAGGAGCGGACGCCGATCACGTGCTGGGGGGCGGTCGCCGTGAACGTCACTGTGAGGCGCTGCCAGGTGTCGGTGAGCGTCGAGGCGGCGCTGTCGGCGACACCTCCGACCCGCAGATGCACGTGGGTGCCGCCCGCCGGGACCCACACCCACGCGCTCGCGGTGTACGTGGTGCCGATACCGAGGCCGTACACCGTGGTCTGGGTGCTCTGTCCGTCCACCCCGACGCCGCCGAAGGTCAGCAGCAGCGACTGGCTGCCGACCTTCGCGCGCGCCGAGGACTGGGCGATCGTGGGAGTCGCGCTCTTCGCCCAGTCCGTCAGCCCGGTCTCGAACGACGGGGTGGTGACCAGGTTCCGGCCGGCGGACACGGCCCGGATCCGGATCGGCACGCCCTTTTTGACGTTGGGGTAGTAGGCGCCCGTCGTCCGGCCGGGGGTGAACCGGCCGTCGCTGTTGTCGAGGACCAGGGTGGCCGTGCCGGGCTGTGTCTCGGACAGCTCATCCTGCGCGCCCCGGGTGATCTCGATCCCCCGGGACAGGCGGACGTACTGGGTGATGTCCGTCCACACCGGGGACGCCGAGGCCAGCGTGTACCCGAAGGCGATCTCCACGATGGGACGCGTCACCGGCCCCTCCTTTCTGTCAGGCGAGACCGAGGGCGGCCCCGCCGTTGATCCGCTTCAGGTCCAGCAGAGTGGTCCGGATCTCCCGGCCGATCGCAACACGGTCCGCCGTGGGCGCCACCTCGACGGTCACGTAGACGTTCATCCCGCCGCGGCCGGCGGTCACCGCCGCCCGGCCCAGTACCGGGCGGGTGGAGGCGACGCGCTGGCTGACGACGCCGAGGGCCTGGTCGACGGCGGGCAGCGCCTCGGTTAGCCCGCGGGCCAGGCCCCGGGTCGAGAAGGCGCCGATCTCCGCCATGACCCTGCTGGGGCTCTTGATGCCGAGTGCCTTCTTGATCGCCTTCTGCATACCCTTGGCGATCTGGACCATCAGGTTCTCGATGTCCTTCTGCTGGGCCTTCAGCCCGGTGAGGAAACCCGCGCCCGCTCGTTTGCCGGAGTCGTAGAGGATGTCGGCACCCTTGTTGCCGAGCTTCTTCGACTCGCTGTCGATCGCCGACTGGGTCTTGTTGATCGAGTTCAGCGTCACCCTGTCGGCCCCGGCGAGCGCGCTGGCGTAGGCGTAGCCCGCCTCGGGCCCCATGTTGAGGATCTGCCGCAGCAGCCCCTTGGCGAGGCCGCGCTTGGCGAGGATGTCGATGTACTTGGTGAACTGCTTGATCTGCGCGAGCTTGCTCGCCAGCCCGGCCTTGATACCGCCGGCGGTCACCTCCTCCGGCTGCATACCGAGCGCGGACAGGGACGACTGGTCGCGCGCGGTCCTGGTGACGTCGGCGGCGAAGGACTTCGCCTCCGCGATGCGCTTGGCGATCTTGTCGCGCTTGTCGGCGGCGTCGAGCAGCTTCTTCGTCTGCTTGTCCACCATCGCCAGCAGCGACGACTCCTTCTTGCCGGAGAACGCCGACTTGATGTCCTTGGCCAAGTCTTTGGCCACGGCCTTGATCTTGTCGCGGGACCCGGTCAGACCCTTGATGAACCCGGCGCCGACGTCCTTCGCCAGAGCCGCCGTCTTCTTGCTGGGCGAGGCGATCTGCAGCTCCTCGCGGATGCCCGCGGTGACGGCGGCTGCCATCGACCGGGAGGCGTCGAAGACGGGCGCCCGAGACGAGCTCAACCCTGCGGCCAGCCCGGAGGCCACCGCGGCGCCGGCGCCGGGCAGACCAACGCCGTCGCCGAGCCGGTCCTGGTTGATGGCCTCGATGAGCCCTCGGTGCTTTGCGGTCGACTTGGCGTTGATGACGTACTCGCCGTCCGACGCCATGATTGGCACGCTGTCGGAGGTGCTGGTGCCGGGACCGTGGACCGGGCCACCCGCCGCCCGACCCACGATGTCGTTCCGCTTCTGCCTGCCAGCCGTGCCTTCCAGGCCGATGGTCTGGTGCACGGTGGTGATCGTGACCGACTTCCCCCGCAGGTTGTCGATCGCCCGCTGGATCGCGCGCGCCTGGGCCGAGGCCAGGTCCCTCGCCTTCAAGTCGATGGTCTTCGACTTCAGCGCGTCCCGAGCTTTCTGTACCGCGGCGATGTTCGACTTGGCCGTGCCGGTCTCGGCGATGACCTTGAACTGGCCGTCCTTCATCCGCTCGACCCGGAACCCCAGGTCGCGCAGCAGGGAGATGGCGTCGCTGGTCAGAGCCTTGACCTTGACGGACTTCGAGCCCGGTGTCTTGCGGATGGCGGAGATGACGGAGTCCAGGCCGCGGACTGCGTCCTCGGTGCGCATCTCCAGGCGCATCTTCGGGCTGGGCATCTTCAACAGCTGGTCGGCCAGCCGCTTAGCCTCGGCACGGTTGCCGGTGATCGCGGCGATGTTGTCGACGAGGGTCTTGCGACCCTTGTCGTAGATCCCGGCCACCGTCTCCCAGGTCGCGCCATTCTCGCGGGCCTTGGCCGCGGCGTCCTGGGTGGCCGACGCCATCTGGCTCAGGGCGTCGCGGTTGGCTCGCCCCTTCTCCGTGCCGACGTCGAGGGTGGCACCGTTCTCCCGGATCGACTTGGTGACGTTGTCGACCGCCTCCTCGAACTTCGTCTGCGCGTCGAACGCCGACCGGCTCGTGTCCGACAGGGCCTGGATCGACTGGCGCAGGCCGTCCGCGCTGACCTTCTGGGCGGCCAGCTTCTCCTGCACGGACAGCGCCTGCCGGCCGAACAGCCCTTGGGCCTCGGCCGCCAGCTCGGCCTCGAACTTCGCGTCGGCCAGCGCCGACTTGTAGTCGCCCAGCTGGCTTGTGAACTTGCTGGTGTCCCGGCCGCCCCTGCCGTACTCGGCAGTCAGCCGCTTCAGCGCGGCTGCCGCCAGGTCGGCCTGGCCGCTGGAGACCAGCCCAGCGAGCGCCTTGTCGATGCTGTCGATGTGCTCCTTGGCGTCCTTGACCGGGGTGGAGTCCCAGGAGCCGAGGCCGCCCAGGGTGACGATGAACTGCTGCACCCGGTCGGCAGTCGACGGGTCCGTCAAGCTGCGGACTTTGCCGTACAGGCCGTCGAGGTCGGCGCCGAAGTGCTTGGCGGCCTCGCCCGTCACGGCGCCCGTGGCGCCCAACTGCTTGAGCGAGCCGGTCAGCTTGTCGACGTCGGGCGGTGCCTGCCGGCCGAGCTGAGCCAGCTCGGTCAGTCCCAGCACCAGCAGGCCGATGCCCGTGCCCGCCAGGGCGACCTTCGCTGTGCGGGACAGCGCGGCGATGGCGGCGCGGACCGCGGCGAGGCGTCCGGGCGCCGCAGCCGCGGCCGTGTTCATCGCGACCAGCGAGGCGCCGAACCCGGCGAGCGCGGTCCGGGCTGCGGCCATCCCGAGCGCCGCCGCCTTCGTCAACTTCAGGGCGATGGCCAGTTGGAGGAACAGGGCGATTGCCCCCGGGGGGACGGCGGCGACGATGCCCGCGAGCACCTTGATGACGCCCAGCAGGCTCACGCCCACGTCGCTGCCCGCTTCCAGGACGTTGACCAGCGCGGTCGCCACGCTGGACAGCGTGGCCGCCACGGTGGGCCCCTGGGCGCGCGCCCAGTCCATGAACCGGCGGGCGTTGCCGCCGACCTCGCCGGACTCGCTCAGCCGCAGCAGGTGCACGAGGCGGTCGTTGACGCGCTGCATCGTCGACTCGGCGAAGTTGGTGAACTTGCTGTTGACGCGGTCGAAGCCGGGTGTGGCTATCTCGCCGCCGAGGATGGTCATGAACCGGTCGGTCTCGCCCGATGCCGCCTTGACCAGGCCGGTCGTCTTGGGCAGCAACTCGTTGGTGAGGGCGACACCCTTGATGAGAGGTTCCATCGTGTCGCCGGCCAGACTGTCGGACCAGTCCTCGTAGTTCTCCTTCAGGTCCGCGACGGCCGCCGCCGCGCGCCGGGTCGGCGCGGGCATGTCCGCGATGGCCCGCTGCAAGTCCAGCTCGGCGGCTGCGGCTTCCTTCGAGGCGGCCCCGTTCTTGGCGACGGCGTCCGCGTGCTTCTTCTGCGCGTCGGAGGCCTCGCCGAGCTTGGAGATCTGCGGGCCGAGCGCGACGCCCATCGCGCCGAGCGCCACCGCGACCGCCCCGGCGCCGGCGGCGATCGGCGCCAGCGATGCGGCGGCGGGGATCGCAGCGGGCGCCAACATCATGGTGGCCTTGCGCAGGGCGTCAGCCGCCTGGGCGCCCGCAACCTGGTCGCGCTGGAGGTCCGCAAGGTGCCGCCCGGCGCTGGTACGGAAACGGGTCATCGCCGAGCTGGAATTGGTCATGGCGGCGCTGACTCGCCGGTGCATGCGCTCGGCCGAGTCGCCGGCCCGGTCCAAGACTCGGGAGAGCTGGTCTCGGCCGACCAGGGTGAAGTCGAGGCGGGCCATCAGTCACCGCCTTCCGCTGCGAGCTGCGCCTGGTGGGCGTCGATCCAGGCGATGAGGGAGTAGAAGTCGTCGACGGTCAGGTCATCGACGGCTGCAGGGGGGATGTGGAGGAGGTGGGCGAAGAGTCCGAGGTAGACGGTTCGGGCGTGCTCGACGTCGGGGTCGGGCTCGGCTCGGACGGCGATGTCTCCTCGAGGGACGGCTCCTCTTTTGGGACGTCCTGCGCCGTGAGTTCGGCGATCAGCTGGCGGCAGTGCTCCGGATCGTGGGCGGCGCTGGCCAGCTCGCTCAGCGCCTCGGCAACCCGCTCCCTGTCGATCTCCGGATCGCGGGCCACCGTGTCCATGACGTTCTCGATGAGGTTGCGGATCTCGGTCTTGTCGTACCGGGTGACCATCTCGGTGACGCCGGGATCGAACTCGCTGAAGCGCAGGCTGAGGTTGCTGCGCTTCTTCAGCACCCAGACGATGCCGCGCATCGCGTCCAGGTCCTCATCGGGCAGACCGGCCTTGATGTCGGCCCAGCGCATGTCGATGGTGCGCTGCACGATGGACACCTCGGAGACGCGCAGTGTGGACGCGTCGTACTCCTCCGGCTCGCCGTCGGCGGGCGTGTAGACGATGATCACGGGCTTGCTCCTATTCGAGGCGGCGGCGCACGTCGTCGACGATGCGAGCGACCTCTCGCTCCATACGGGGGGTGTGTCGGCGGACGGTGGTGTCCCACCAGGGGGGCTGGGCCCACTGCGTGACCCACCGCCTGCGGTTGCCGAAGACGGGGTGCCGGATCCGCCCGTCGTTGATCGTCTTCGGCATGTTCACCAGGTCAGGCGGCAGAGCGCTGCGGTCGATCCACACGCGGGCGCCGGCCGTGCCTCCGGTGTTGCGGACGCTGATCCGGATCGCCGAGGCGATCGTGGCCCGTAGCGGGCGGCTGGTGGGCGACGGTCCGCCCGGCCGGGTCGTGCGTCCGGGCGGGCGGATGTGCGTCGTCTGGATCGCCGACTGCAGGTCGTTGCGCAGGGGCTCGGCGGCCCGGCGGATGCGGCGCTGCATGGACGCGCGCAGGTTCTCGTGCCCCGCGGCGCGCAGGCGGCGCTGCAGCTCCAGCAGCTGGCCGGTGCCGAGCAGCCGGATGTCCCGGGTCACGATCGACTCACAGAGTGACGTCGGTCGAGATGTACTCGATCTTCGGCTGGTTCGTCCCGTCGTACAAGCCCACGTAGTTGAACGTCGGCTTGACGACGCCGAAGCCGTCGACCACGGGCGGGCCCTCGTCCAGCTTCACCGCGGGCAGCGTGATCCGGAACGTCTCGAAGTGCGTCGCCTCGATGAGCGGGCCGACGAACTCCCACACGAGCGAGATCGCGCCGTCCGAGGTGTGCAGGTCGTCGAGGGTCGTGGTGACGTAGTCCGTCTCGAGCGACCCGGTGATCTTGACCTGGTCGTTCTCGATCGGCTCAGCCTTGAGCGCCGACTGCCCCGCGTAGAACCGCTCGACGTCCTGAGGGCGCTCCACCCTGCAGGTCATCTTGCGGATGCCGTCCAGCGCGGTCTCCGCGCCGAAACTGCCGGCCTTCACCGCCATCTGCCCGAAGTGGAACGGAGCCACGTTCGAGTAGCTGGCCGCCGCGAGGGTCTGGCCCTCGTCCACGGTCTTGCCGTCGATCTCGTACTGGGCAGTCAGCATCTCGCCGACACCGCACGAGAACTCGCCGCTGGTCACCTTGCAGCCCAGGAACGTCTTGTCCGTGACGACGCCCGTGGTCAGCGGCACACCCTTCTGGATCGTCAGGCTCTTGCCCGCGACGCTGGACAGGGTATGGGTCTGCAGGTAGGCGGCGGTCGTGGCCTGCTGCACCGGCGTGACCGTCGTGCCCATCAGCGCCTGCAGCAGCAGCCCCATGGACTTGTTCGTCACCTCGAAGGAGACGCTGCCCTGAACCTCCTCGCGCGTCACGACCCGGCGGGACGACAGCGCGAGCAGGCGGCCGGCCGCGATGCCCGCACTCTGGGCCGTGGTCTTCTTCAGCTGCAGGGACTCCTGCGTGAACTCGATGAACCGGGTCGGCGCCGCGAAGGTGCCGTAGGTGCTCTCGGCGGCGAGCCCGAGCTGGGCGCCGAGTCCGGATCCGATCGCCATGGATCAGCCCTCGTCCTTCTGCGGCCGTGCCGCGGTCGTCTTGGTGCGGGTCGGCGGGACGGGCGCCACCGTTTCCGCCGGCTGCTGCCTGGGCTCCTCGACGGCCTCCCACACGCCGGGCTGGCAGACGTAGCCGTCGTACCGGTCGTCGGGGACCTCGATGACCTCGTCCGGCTGGACAGACCGCCCGCCCAGCTCGGGCACGGTCACGGTCTCTGCACCCACGTAGCGCACACGCGCCATGGCAACTCCTCGATTGAATGGATTAGATGCGGGCTCGGCAGGAGACGGTGAACGCCAGGCCGGCGACCGCGCCCTCCGCGTGGGACTGGAACAGGTCACCAGCGGTCAGCTCCGACCACAGGACCGTGCCGTTCAAGGTGGGCGCCTCCGGGGCCGTGTTGGTGGCGCGCAGCGCCTGCTCGACGGCCGCGACCATCTCGAACACCTTCCGGCGCCGGAACGCCATGTCCGTGTCGCCGCCGCGGGACTCGGCGTAGCAGGCGATGGCGAACTCCTCATCGCGAGTGCGGGCGCCTGCCGCGTTCCACTGCTGCTGCAGGGTCACGGACGACTCTGCGCTCGGTGCGTACCCGATGTGGATGCGGTGCTTCTCGGTGGCGTTGACCGCCTCTGGCCCATCGACGACCCGCACGCCGTCCAGGGCCAGACCGGTGACGATGGAGACCAGCGCGTCGACAGCGTCGGGCACTCGGGACGTCGCCATCTACGCCACCCCCGGTGGCAGCTTGAACGGCTCCAGCAGCTGCAGCACCCGGTTGGGCACCGCGTAGCCGAAGCCGGGGACCGGCTCGCTCACCGACCAGTCGTCGGCGCCGGCGACTGGCACCCGCGTCGCCCCGTACTGGGTACGCCACAGATGCTGCAGCAGGATCAGCGCGGCCAGCTTGATGGTCGGCGGGACGGTGGTACGGCCCGCGGTGTAGGTGACGGCGTACCTCCCGTGCGGGAACGAGCCGCCCTCCTTGCGGGTGATGACGCCCGCCGGGCCGTCCCAGTCCAGCGTGCTGGCCGCGTAGCTGACGCCGACGCCGGACAGCGCGCTGACGGACAGCACAGGCGGGTGCAGCACGGCCAGAGCGGGACCGCCGCCGGTGACCGTGTCGGTGATCTCGCGCTGCTCGACCACGCCCACGTAGCCCTCGATGACCGCGGGCAGCGCATCGACGTACACCTGCAGCTCGACGTCATGGGAGGTCGTCTCGATGTCGAGCTGCCGCTTGGCCTCTGCCAGCGTCACCAGCGCCATACCCTCCCCCTCCTACGACTGGCCGCGCGGCGCGGCCCTACGGCGTGCAGGGCGGCGGGCGGCGGTCTCGGCGGTAGGCGGCCGCTCGGGCGTTTCCACCGGCTCGGCGCGGACAAGCTCGGCGCGGACGCCGTCGGCCCACGCGGCGGCCTCCGGGCCGGGGAGGTCGACCTCCTCCCCGGCCCGCCAGGAGAAGCCCTCACCCGCAACGCTGGTCAACAGGCGGATACGGGCCATCAGTCGCCGAGCCCCTGGTGCCGCTGCTCGACCTCGGACGCGGCCCGCTTCTTGGCCGCCTCGACGGCCTTGTCCTGGGCGTCCTTGAGGGCCTTCACCTCGGCGTCCGGCTCGCTGTCGCCGGCGCCGTCCGGGGTGGACGAGACGCCGCGGGCGGCGACGTCAACGGCGGACGCGGCCTGCTGCGCCAGCTGCTGCTCGGCTGCGGCGATGGCCGTCTCCTTGTCCCCGATGAACTCCGGGTCGACCTGGTCCATCGAGCCGTCCGCGCGGCGCGAGGCCATGACGATGCGGTCGTGGTCGCCGCGCTGGGCGGCGGCCGGTGTCGGCTTGTCCTGCACGACCCCACCGTCGGCGGCCGGGGTTTCCTTCTTCGGGGTGATCGCCATGGCAGGCGTCCTCTCCTTCGTGGGCGGGCCGGGCCAGCCGGTCAGCTGGCGGCGTTGCGGTAGGCGCGGTACGCGGCGGTGTCCTGCGGGGTGCCGTCCGTGCGCGCGAACGCCAGGAAGCCGACCTGGAGATAGTCGGCGTACCGCTCGGACAGGCGCAGCAGCTGCACGTCCTGCACGTCGCGGATGAGGTAGCCCGCGTAGAAGTCGCCGAACAGGATCGACTTGGCGTTGGCGGACATCGTCGGCATGTCCTGGTTGATCGTGTAGCCGTAGCCCAGCAGGCCGTCCGGGACACCGACCTGCACCGAGGGCTCCCACAGCGGGCGGTTCTGGCCGTCCTTCAGCTTCCGCGCGGCGGCCAGCGTGGCGTCGTTGAGCATGAACCGGGCCCGGCCGCTGTTGCGGTACGCCGGGTCCACGGAGTGGATCAGGTCGATCAGGTCGTCGTAGGTGACCGACGTGGTCTGGCCCGTGGCGCCGGTCTTGCCGACGACGGCGTTGGTCTGCACGCCCTCGGGCTGGTTGGTGCCGGTGCCGGTGGTGAAGTGGATGTTCTGCGCGCGGCCGATGCGCTGGCCCAGCTTGCCGGCCAGCCACGACTCCACGTCGAACGCGGCGTCGTTGAGCAGCTGCAGGGAGACCCGCACCAGCTTCGAGGTGTACGTGTAGGCGCCGACGTCCGCCTGCCCCAGCGTCAGATCCTGTTCGGTGACCTGGGTGTTCTCGCCGAGGATCGCGCCGACGTTGGCGGTGTCGTCGTTCGTCGGCCAGGGCAGGGTGGCGCCGGTCTCGGTGGTGATGACCTCGGCGACGTCGCGCATGGAGCTGAAGAACTTCTGAGCCTCGACCAGCTTGGCGCGGAAGGCTGGCGGGACGATGTAGCCGCCGGCCGCACCGGTGGCCACGCCCTGGGCGCGCAGCTCCTTGCCGTCGACCCAGCCGGTGCGCAGCGCGGCACGCTCCTCGCTGGTCAGCTCGGTGGCGCCTTCGCGCATCCAGGTACGCCAGGCGTCGGCGTAGGCCGCGGCCCGGTCCTCGCCGCCGTGACGCTCGGCGTCGGCTTCCTGGGTGGCCTGAATGACCTGGGAGTAGTCGACGGTCGCGAGGCGCTGGTGGCGCTCCTCGCGTTCGATGTCGGCGGACAGCCGCTCGACGTCGGCCAGGGCCTCGTCCCAGGCGGCGCGGTCCTCGGCGGACAGCTCCGCCTCGGACACGGCGCGGTTCTGGAACTTCTGCGCGGCGTCCCAGGCAGCGGCGCGCTGGTCCAGCAGATCCTTCAGGGTGGGCATGGTGCCTCCAGCACAAACGGCCCCGTGCCGGTCCGGCAGGGGCTGGGGGATGGGATGCGGGTGCGGCTACCGCGCCAGGCGGTAGCGGGCGGCGAGCAGGTCCATCTGCCTCGCCTGACGGCTCCCAGTGGTCTCTCCCGGCTGGGGTGCGTCGCTGCCCCGAGTGGCCGCCGTGGCGGTCGGCTCGTGGCGGAAGTCGAGAAGCTCGGGCCGGTAGGCGGCCCGGCGGTCGAAGGCGGCTTGGTCGCCGCGGACGGTGAGCGCCGTGGCGACGGAGCGCAGCGCGGCGTCGGTGCCTTCGTAGGCGGGGAACGTCACGGCCGAGACTTCGAACAGCTGCACCTCGCGGATGATGCGCAGCTCGGCCTCCATGTCGCCCTCGGACGTCTGGACCGTGACGGACTGCCAGTCGTCCTTCACCGTGCGGAATCCGAAGCTCATGCCGGTGACGTTCTTGTTCTCCAGGTTCACGACGAGGTCACCGACGTAGGACAGGCGGGTGTCGAGGTCGGCGTCGACGGCCAGGCCGACGGCGTCCTGCGACAGGCGCAGACTGCCGGCCGACACCCGGGAGACGACCAGGCGGGTGTCGTGGTCGACGAGGAACCGAGCGTCCCCCTCACTGAGCGTCTTGGTGAACGCGCCCGGCGCGATCTCCTCATAGAAACCCCAGGTCAGCGGGTTGCCGATGGCGGTCCGCTGGTTGAAGACGGCAGCGTGCCCGGTGAACCCGCGGGTGCCCTGGTCGTCGTCGGTGGCGCGCAAGCTCACGCCGGCCGTGGCCAGGGCGAGGTCCCGCCTCTCTTCGGTCCTCATTGCTGCCCTCCAGTGTCCGGGCTGTCGTCGAGCGGGTCGGACCCCAGCGGGGCCATGTACGTCGGCTGCAGGTAGGTGTCGCCCTCGGGCCCAGCGATGGGCGGCAGGTCCTCGAGAGCGCGGATGTCGTTGGCGCTGAACGCACCGATGTCCCGCATGGCCCGGTAGAACGTGGCGCGCGCGGAGGAGTCGCCGCGCAGCAGGCCCTGCAGGGCGTACTTGGCGGACTCGCCGGGGGGCAGCAGCTCCTTGGTGATGCGCTGCTCGGCGGGCTGGAGCCACTGCGGGCCGAGGTCGAAGGTGACCCAGCCCTGCGCCTGCTGCTCCAGCCCGGTGCCCCAGCTGGTGCTCTTCTCGGTGGCCATCAGCAGGAACGGCGGAACGCCGAACATGCGGGCGATCTCGGTGACCTGGAACTGCCGGGACTCCAGGAACTGCGCGTCGACGTAGGGCATCACGATCGGCTTGAACGAGGCGCCGGAGTCGAGCACCGCCGTGCGCTGGGCGTTGGCCAGGCCCGAGGCGGCGGCGTCCCAGCGTGAGCGCAGCGCCTCCGCCTGCTCCTGGTTCAGCCGCTGCTCGGTCTGGAGTACGCCGCCGAGCAGGTTGCCCCGGCCGAACAGGGCGCCCGCCGACCTCTCCGCGGCCTGTGCCAGGCCGATCCCGCCAGCCGCCGCGCGCACAGGGGAGACGCCGGTCAGACCGTCGTAGCCGAGGCCGGGCAGGTGCAGGATGTCCCGGCTCGTCATGACGCGCTGGGCGCCCCAGTCGTCGGTGACCTCGAACAGCTTCCCGGAGGGAAGGTCCGGGGTGGGCCGGACCCGGCCGACCTTCACCCTGCCCGGGGTGATGGGCCACAGCTGCACGATCTCGCCACCGCCGTTGCGGACCTTCTGCACGTAGCCGTTGCCCCACAGCACCCGGGCCACGCCGACCACACGCCACAGCTCCAGCGGCGTCAGCTCGGGATGCGGGTCCTTCAACAGCGCGTTGGTGGTCCGGTCGCGGGTGCCGTCCGTGTAGGTGTGCAGCGGGAGCGCCGCGGACACCCCGGCGATCAGGGCCACCGACCGCCACACGGACGGCATGTGCAGCGAGGTCGTCTCGGTGACGTGCACGCCGGACTCGGTGGAGGTGCCGCCGAGGACGTCGAGCAGGGAAGTGCTGGTCAGCGGCACGGCCGGGTTCTCGACACTGGCCCGCTTCTCGAACAGCCCGAACAGGCTCACCGCTTCACCTCCCTACGCCGGCCGGCCTGCAGCCGTTCCAGGACGACGACGCCGAGGACACCCCCGACGATCAGGGCGGCCGGGACCGACCACAGCGCGACACCGGCCACGATGGCGACTACGCAGAACAGTTCGAGGACGAGCAGCAGCAGGGTCACAGCCACAGGTTCGGCGCCCCTTCTTCCTCGACGTCGGCGCTCAGGCCCCACCGGGCGAGCGTGGCGGCCACCAGCGGGCTGATGTCCACCGAGACGATCCGGCGGGCCCACGCCCACGCGTCGCCCAGCAGTCGCTTCTGCGCGCCCGCCAGGGCCGACGCCAGCGGCGCGTCGTCGAAGTGCGTCAGCGTCTGCGTGGTCACGGCGTCGTAGAACTGGCCGCACGCCGCCGCCATCTCCCGCGCCTTCGGCTTGACGATCTCGACGTCGAGGCCGGTCTCCTCGTCCTCCAGCTCGGGGATGAGGGACGCCGCCGGACTGGCCGGGTCGATGACCCAGCACCGCGGGGAGTACTTCGCGTGCAGCTCCTTCGCGCGCTCCACGATCCAGCCGGTGCCGGGCCGGTGGTCGACGACCGTGACGTGCACGCCGCCCAGGTACGGGAACGCCGCGCTGATCGCCGCGTGCGACCGCTCCGGGGTCATGTCGATGGACAGCGCCACGGGCCCCGCCTGCCGGGCCTCAGCGACCGCCCCGACGTCGCCGACCGCCAGGGCCCGCCACGCCTCCTCGCCGATGACCTGCCAGGTGTCGGCCTCGTCGGACGGGTAGTCGCCCACGCCCAGCCGCTCACGCTCGAAGATGCCGGACGAGCCGAGGGAGGCCCGCTCGTTGCGGACGAACTCCGGGGTGATCAGGTAGCCCAGCGACGGGTTCGCCTTCGCCCAGGCGGCGGGGTCGGCGGAGCTGTCGTGGTCGGTGCAGCCCGGCGGGCACTCGTCGAGGTGCGGGTCGACCGACCACTCGAAGTACGCCAGCGACGGGTCCGGCTCGCCGGCCTCCAGCGCCGCCAGGGCCCGGCGCCGCAGGCGGCCCAGCTGAACCGACGGAGCACCGATCCCGGCGCTGCCGAAGTACCACAGCTGCGGGTTCTCGACGGCGGACATCGTCGGCATCAGCGCGCCCATCGCGTCGTCGCCGAGGATCATCGCCTCGTCGAGGATGTTGCAGTCGCCGGTCCAGCCTCGGCCGGACCCGCCGGACCGGGCGATGAACTGCAGGGACTGCCCGGTGACCAGCGTGATCGAGGTCTCGGTCGTGTTGTTCAGCATCCGCTTGACGCGTTTCCGCAGGTCAGGGCACCCAAGGATCAGGGACTGGATTCGCTGGAACGCGACCCGCGCGGTCTTGAACTCGTGCGCGGAGTGGATGATCAGCCGCTCGCCGAGCAGGAACAGCCCGGCCAGCTCGCGGGCCTCGATGATGCCGCCCTTGCCGTTCTGGCGAGGGACGTTGACGCAGCACTCGAATGCCGCCCACTGGCCGTCGGCCCGCTCGCGCAGGCCGACGTCGAGGACGTGCTGCTGCCAGGGCATCAGGTCCAGTCCGGCGAGCGCCGCCAGCTCGACGGCTTCCTGCCCGGCCGACGACAGGAACGTCGGCGGCGCGGTGAACAGCCGCGGCGTCTGAGCGCCCCGCAGGTCAGGCTCGGCGAGCACGGACACGGCCGTCCTCCCGTCTCTTCGCCAGCTCGTCCACGCGGTCCGTCTCCGCGGCGACCGGTGCGAGCTTGCGCAGCTCGACCATGACGGCCCGTAGTTCACGGGCGGTGTTCGCCTTCGCGGTCGCCCCGTCGTCACCGTCCATCAGCCGGGCGAGAGTCAGGGCGAGTTGGGCGAGGCCGGGGGCACGGTCGGCGACACGGAGCTGATCGATCTCGGCGTCGACCGCCTCCACGTTGGTCGCCATGATCACCCCCCGGCCATCACGCTCCGTCACATCACTGAGAGTGACGGGCTGCTATTTCACTCGAACTGAGTTGGCGTGGATTAGCGAGTACAGGCGCCGTGTAAAAAATCGGGCGACAAGGGCGTTTGGGTCGCCCGGTCCTGCCCTGAAGTTCTGACCCACTCTCCCCCGCGTCCGCGGCTCCGATGGTGCGGCGACCGGGGCGGGAGCGCGGTGCACTACGCCAGGTGACAGCCGGTGAAGGGGGCTACCACTCCAGCGTGGCGCCGGCGGTGACGTCGCGTTGCCGTGCGCGCCGGGCGTTGTACCAGCGGGTGGCGACGCGGTCCATCTCGGGGTCACGCATGGCCTCGATGCGTTGCCGGACGATCGTCTCGCCGGGGTCGACGACTACTATGCGTGCGCCGAGGCGCCTGTACCGCGCGCGGGCCTTGGCGTCGGGCATCGTGTGGATCAGGTAGACGTCCAGCTTGTCCAGGTGTCGGCAAGCCTCGTCGATGGCTGCATAGCGTGCGCGGTGGGCGACCTTGAGGTGCAGCGGGTGCTGGCTCCACTGTGGTGCGCCTGGTCCGGTGAGCGCCGAGGTGATGCGGTCAAGGTCGATGACGATGTCGGTGGCCTTGGCGTGGGCGTCGATCCAGGACGACTTGCCCGCGGCCGGCGGTCCGGTGACGACGATCAGCACGGACCGTCACCACCGAAGGGCCGGGCGCTGGGGCTGGCGGGGTGCCGTGGCCCGGTTGCCGCGGGCGCTGTTGCAGCGGCGGTGCGCGGGCCGGGCGTTGGCCCGGTCGAGGAGATCGCCGCCGCGGGACAGCGGCACCTGGTGGTCGAGGGTGAAGGACAGCGGATGGCGGGCGTCGAGGTCGTAGCCGATCTCGTGGCCGCACAGCCAGCACGGCAGGCGCTGGGCGCGCAGCCAGGCGACGAGGCGGCGGTAGGGGCGCCCGTTGCGGGGGTTGCCGGCCACGGGCGCCACCTCCCGGCTCGTTACTGCGCGCCCTCGTCGAGCAGCCAGTCGGTGACTTCCTTGGCTTCCTTGTCGTGCGTCAGGACCCAGTGCATGAGGATCAGGTCGTAGTCCTCTTGGCTCAGGCTCTCGCAGGCCTCGGGCCGGTTCGTCTTGGTTGAGTCCTCGGTGATGGCTGCCTGGCAGTCGGCTTGCTGCTCGGCCTCGGACTTTCCGCAGGCGGTGGCGGCTGCCAGGAGTACGGCGGCGGTGGCGATGGCTCTGCGTGCTCTCATGGTCCCCCCAGGGAGTGCTGATGCTGGGGAGCATCATCTCCGTGGGGCGGGCGGCGGGCGGGTGGTGTGGCCAGGTTGTGACACGACGAAGCCCCCGGCTGGTGAAGGAGCGCGGGGGCTTCGTCGTGCGACTGTGGTGCCGTGTGCGGGCACAGTTGTACACCGAGATCGTTGCACTCCGTCTGACCTGCGGTCAAGCGGCGCTGCGTTCGGCGCGCTTGGCGGCGAGGGCGGCGACGTCTTGGGCGGCGTACCAGGGCTGGCGGGGTGTGCCGCCGGAGCGCTTCAGCTGGCCGCGGTGGACGATGCTGCGGAGGCCGCCGAGGGTGACGCCGAGCAGGCGCGCGGTCTGGTGGGCGGTGAGGTGGCCGGGCCGGATGATCTGCGACTCCATGCCCTCCATGATGCCCGGGGAGGGAGACCGGGCGGGGGAAGCGAAGGGCCCGGATCCGGGGGATCCGGGCCTCTCCTCGGGTGCCTCCCTCGCCTCCCTCACCGGGCGTATGTGCAGGTCATGTTGAGGGAGGCGGTGCGGGGAGGGGTTCGGGGAGAACTCCCCAAGATCAGTCGTCTCCCTCGTCGTCGGTGGCGTCCTCCAGGCGCGCCAGGATGGCCTCCTGGACGCGGTCGCGGGAGACGACCATGCGGCCGGCGGACTTGTACTGCTCGGCCCCGTGTGGCTCCAGCGCCCGCTTCAGGTCGGTCGGCGACCACTCCCGGTACTCGGTCGGGTTGCGCTCGGCGAGCCGGTGGAGGACCTCCTGGACGAGCATCCGCGGTTCGTCGCCGAGGACGGCGGCGACGTCGGCGAGCGGGTCGGCGGCCAGGCCCTCCAGGATGGCGACCACCGCCTCTCCGTCGCGCAGGGCCATCGCGCGCTCGACGACCGGGGTGACCTCGTCGACGCCCCTCTCCGGGTCGCGGGCGACGTAGTGGGAGCGGATCACCTCGAACGGCTTGTTGGTGAAGCCGACCGTGACCGCGGTGCCGATGTCCTCGCCGGGGATGAGCGTGGTGGCGGTGACGCCGGCCTTGTGCTTTCCGGAGCCGAGCAGGCCGTCGTTGGCGACGTGGTCGCCGACGGCGAAGGCGACGCGGTGGGACGTGTTGCGGGTGACGTCGCGCGGGATGCTGTCGGCGGTCGGGGAGACGGTGACCCAGATGAGGGTGATGCCGACCTTGCGGGCCTTCTTCATCACCTTCACGGCCAGCTCGGCGGCTTCCTTGCCGTGGTCCTTGTGCATGAACAGCTCGTGGCACTCGTCGAAGACGACGACCTTGGGCCGCATCCGCGGGTCCCGGGTGGCGAGGTCGCGGGTGAGCTTCACCGTGTCGCCGCCGAGTTCCTCCAGGAGCTTGCCGCGCTCGGTGACCTCGTCGCGCAGGCGGCGCAGGGCGCGCACGGCCTCTTCGATCTGCTCGTCCTCGTCGCCCTTGACCAGGGCCCGCAGGCGGGGCTTGAGCGGGTCGTAGTCGACGTTGTAGGCCATGACGTAGGCCTCAACGTCGACCAGCGGGTCGAGGATCGCGCCGAGCAGCAGCGCGATGACCAGGCTCGACTTGCCGGAGCCCATGATGCCGCCGACCATCCAGTTCGCGGCCATGAGCTTGCCGATGATGGGTTCGCCGCGCTGGGAGACGGCGACGGGCACGCCCTTGAAGTAGTCGGTGGTGCCCTCGGTGAGGAGGGGCCAGGGCGGGACGGGACCGGACAGGGAGCCCTGGTCGGCGACCCACAGGTCGAGGGTGCCGGGGATCTTCGGGGGCTCGGTCGGCCACACCTCGACCGGCTTGCGCAGCAGGTTGTGCGCGAGAACGTTCTTGCGGGCGGCGATCATCTCGACGGTGACGCCCATGGGGAGCTGCAGCTGGGTGTGCCAGCCGTTCCCGGACCGGGTCGTCGGGGACACCCAGCGCGGCTGCCAGCCGTCCTTGATGGCGCGGTTCAGCGGGGCGATGCCGAGGTTGCCCAGGGCCCGCAGGATGGCGCCCTCGTCGGGGACGACGTCGCGGTCCTCGGCGTCCGCGGGCAGGGCCCAGGCGGGAGCGGCGTGCTGGCGGCGGCCGACCGCCCACGCCCCGGCGAGCGCGAGCCACGGCAGGGAGTACAGCAGCGGCTCCCACACCACGCCGGCGATGAACGCGACCCAGGCGACCAGTTCGATGGTGGCGGCGAGCGGGGTGAGGACGTCGGCCACGTCGTGGGTCGCGCAGGCCAGCATGACGCCCAGGAGCAGCAGCACGCCGGTGCCGGCGCCGACCCCGGTGGCCAGGGTCTTGGGGGCATTCATCACCATCTGCAGTAGTTCGACGCGGCGGCGGTGGCGGGCGAAGCGGTAGGCGTAGGCGCGCTGTTCCCACTGGCGCACCAGCTCCTCGTTCCCGGCGGCCTCGGCGGCGCGCATCATGCGTTCGTGGCGGGCGGTGGTGCGGGAGTCCCAGGCGCGGCGGGCGAGGATGCGGGCGCCGCCGAGGGTGTAGGCGCTGTGGCGGACCAGGGCGCGGTAGCCGTCGTCGGTGCGGATCTGGACGACGATGCGGCGCAGGTGGTCGATGCGGACCCGGCGCCGCGGCTGCTCGGCGGCGGGCTCGACGGGCGCCGGTGGTGCGGGCGGCTGCTCGGGGGCGAACTTCAGCAGGGAGACCTGCGGGCTCTTGTGCCCGTTGACCCGCTCGGGCGCTGTCTCGGTCATGCTGGTGGTTCCTTCTCTCTGCTGAGGGACAGGGGCCCGGGGCGGCCGTCTGCTGCCAGGCGATCCGGCCGCCCCGGGGCGTAGCTACTTGTTGCGGCGGGCGTCCTCGCGGGCCTGCGCCTTCTCGCGGATCTCGTCGACGCGGCGCTCCAGGCGGGCGGTGCCCTTGCCCTTCTGCTGGCGGCGCGTGATCCGGTAGCCGAGGGCGACCGTGGCCGCGAGTTCACGCAGGTTGTGCGGGTCGTGGTTCGTCGCGGGCATGCTCGCCGCCTCTCAGTAGTGGTAGTGGCGGGTGATCTGGTTCGACGGCGGGCAGTGCCGCAGGGCGTCCTTCTCGGCGGCGTCCCGGTCGGGGGACGGGCTGGAGGCGCGGCGGCCGCAGGAACAGCTCCAGTCGAACTGGGCGGCCAGAGCGGGTCGGCGCGAGCGCCAGGGGGTGACGTCGATCTTGTGGTTCATGAGGGTCCTCTCGGGTGGTGGGCCGGGGCTGTCCCGGCTCCCCTTGGGCCCCGCCGGCGAGGCGGGACCCGCGGGCAGCCGGTCAGCGGCCCTTGCGGACTTCGCGCCACATGCCGCGCAGGACGATCAGGCAGGCGGTGGCGCACACGGCGCCGATCGCGATGGCCACGGCGAACAGGGCGCCGACCAGGCCGACCGACACGGCCACCCCGCCGATCACCAGCCACTTCTTCGCGTCGAACTCCTGCCGGGGCGCGGGGGCCGCCGCGGGCTGCTGCTGGTTGAGCAGCTGCTGGGCGGCGAGGATCGCGGCGATCTGCCGGGTCAACTCCGCGTTGTCGGCGGCCTCCACGGCGTCGCGGGCGGCCTTCTCCAGGGCGCTCATCGGGCTTCCCCTGCCAGCGGCACCGGCTGGATGCGCCACGCCACCTCGGAGGCGGGTACGTCGGTGCCGGGCGCTCCGTGGGTGAGCCAGCCGTCGGGGTGCGCCCCGTCGCGCTCGGCGGCCCGCTCGGCGGCCTCCCGGGTGGCGTGGACGCTGTGGAACGCTCCGCGGCGCAGCAGGACGAACACGCGCTGCTGCGCGGCGGCCGTCTTCCGGGCGGTACGCAGCAGCGTGCGCAGGACGGCCCGGTCCTCGGTGTCGAGAAGCTGCTGAGCGCGCAGCGTCTCCAGCTCGCCCTGGGCGCGGGCGGCGTTGGTGGTGAGGGTTGCGTGTGCGGTGCGCAGGTCTTCGAGGGCCGCCTCCGCCCGGACGGCGGAGCTGGTGGCGGTGGCGGCTTCGGCGCGGGCGGCCTCAGCGGCGGTCTCGGCTTCGGTGATGCTGGCGCGCAGGGCGCGCAGGGTGCGGGTACGCACGATGGCGATCATGAGAGTCCTCGGAAGTCTGGACGGTCAGATGGCGGGGCAGGACGGTGCGGCGGGGACCGGCACCGCGGCCAGGTGGAGCACCAGCAGCAGGCCCAGGACAGGCCTGCCGGCCGGTCCCTTCAAACGGGCACAGCAACCTGGAAGGGCGGCAGGTCGTCCGGGTGGAAGAGGTTGCGTCCGGACCCGTCCTTGGTGTGGACGGGGATGCGTCCTGCGGCCACCCAGTTGCGGACCGTGGACGGCTTGATGCCGTAGTGGTCGGCGACGTCGTTGGTGGTCATCAGGGGCGGCTCGGGCGGGGGCCCGTCCTGGGCGTCTTCGGTGTCCTGGGTGGCGTCCTGGGCGTCCGGCGTCGTTGGCTCCTCGGGCGCCGGGCGCGCGATGATCGGGAGCAGCCGGGCGCCGGGCGGGACGGGGACGGGAAAGGGCGGGACGCTCGGGGACGCGGGCGCGTCCTGGGTGTCCTGCGCGTCCTCGGTGGCGTCCTGGGTGTCCTGGGGCGCGTCCTGCCACGGGGAGGGCAGGTCGATGGTGGCGAGCGCGGAAGCGTGGCGGCGGGCGGCGAGCAGCTGCATCAGGAC